CCAAATGATCAAATTGCTCAATTGGGGCTGATTAGCGCCGATTGGAGCGAAGGCGAGCAGATTAGAATGGCGGCATACTGGCGCAAGAAGCCTATTAAGCGCGATATCGTCAAGATGACTGACGGCAAGACCTATGATGTAACCGAAGAATTCGAGAAGGTGCAGGACGAGCTTGAGGAAAAAGGCATCACGATCGCAGTTGACGGAAAAGGCAAAGAGTTACGCCGAACGGTTGACACCTATGAGATCGAGCGATATATCATCAGCGGTGCCGAGGTACTTAAAGGGCCACAAAAATGGTTAGGCAAGTATATCCCCCTAGTGCCAGAATTCGGCGTAGAGACAACGATTCAAGGGCATACACTTGTACGTGGCCGCGTTCGTAAGACTATTGATAGTTCGATGGTCTACAACTACGCAATCTCAGGTGCAGTAAAGCAAACAGCTATCTCGCCTCAAGATGTGCTGATGCTAACGCCAGAGCAGGCGCTAAATTATACAGACTCACTCGAAAAGCTAAACGTATCAGACGCAGCCGCACAGCTTTATAACCACGTTGACGGACAGCCGCCGCCCTTCAGATCACAAGCTCGCGCACTCGATATGGCGCTTATCGGTCTATCGCAGGTAATGGCTGAGAACATCAACGCAACGGCCGGCGGTTCTGTTGGGACCGGGCTGGATGGTACGGCGGCTGATGGTCGAAGTGGTGAAGCGATTCTACAAGGCCAAGCAGTCAGCGAGAAAGGCAATGCAATCTATATGGCTAACCACATCCGGTCTGTTGCCTATGGCGGCAAGATCCTTGCTGACCTTATACCGCGAGTTAAATCGGGTGAGTCACAGGAACGCATTGTTAAACCAGATGGTTCTACAGAATTCGTCATGGTCAATCAGACTGAAAAGGATCTGGAATCAGGCGATGATGTCATCTTGAATGACTTGTCTGCGGCTAAATACGACGTAGTGCCAGATGTGGGACCGGCCTATGCATCGTTACGGCAGAAAGCATCAGCGCAACTTCAGTCACTGGCTGAAAAGAATCCTGCGTTCGGGACACGCCCAGACTTAATCGTCAAGGGTATTGATCTTGGCGACGGTGGCGAGATGTATAACGCCTTACGCAAAGACCTAGTAATGAGCGGTGCAGTCGAGCCTACTGACGAGGAACGTGAAAAATACCGCATTGATGAAATGGAACAGATGCGACAGAGCCTTATTCCTGAGCTAATCCAACAACTTACGCAAGATGCAAATATTCGGTTGATCAACGCAAACGCGATGGCTTTAGAGTCGCAGGCAGATAGCACTGAGCAAAAGACAGAACGCGAGTGGCTGAAGCAAACATCAGAAGAAGCAAAGATACAATCAGATATGAATTCAGCGGCTATCAAGGATATTACCGAGTCGTTTAAGGCAATGAAGGAGCAACTAGAGGCGCTTAAAATACAGCAAGAGCTTGAGATAGATATGAGCCAGCAAGACCGCGACAACCTTGTGACGCAATCTGAGGTCGCTGAATCGGCACAACAAGTTATACAGCAAGGCCCGAACCAAGAGCAATTGCAGGAATTTGAACAATTTGTAGAACAAACCCCTATAATTGATGGAGAGATTTAAGTGAGCGATTTTACACTGGATGACAATGGGGATTCGTCCATCCCAGAAAACAATGATGTAGAAAACCAAGAATTAGAAAACGATGAAACTGCCGAATCGTCAACGGCGCACGACGATATGGATGACTCGTCAACATCTGAGGAAATGGATGCAGAGGACGGCGACTTAGAATCTGATGATGAATCAGAAGCAGACCCGATCAAAGCGCTCAAATCCGAAAAGGCTAATCAACGATTTTCAGAAATTACGACTAGGGCAAAGGCAGCAGAGGATAGAGCAGCGGCCTTAGAGGCGCGGCTTGATGCAATGCAAAATGCGGAAATCCCTGCATTTGATAACAGCAATCCCCCGCAGCTTGACCAGTTCGACGACTACGACCAGTTTACAGAAGCGCAGACGCGCTATGTAGCAAGGCGAGCAGTATATGATGAGAATGTCAGCAATCGGCAAGCGCAAAAGGAAGCTTACGATAATCGGCAGTCGACTCAATTGTTTGCACAGCACCAGCGACGGAGAGAGGCGCTATTGAAAGTGCGTCCCGATCTGCCAGAGGCGTTGCAGTCTATGCAGTTGAACAATCAGACCACAGGTGGCGCGGCAGCAGCTCAAGCCATCCTGAGATCCCCTAACGGCGAAGCTGTTGAGTACCATGTCGCAAAGAACGCGGATTTAGCGCGCAGGCTAAACGGCATGGACCAATATGACGCCATGATGGAGATTAGCCGTATTTCTGAAAGATTGAAGATTAAGCCTAAACCACGCGCGGATTTACCTGAGCCGGTTGGTCATACGCCATCAGGAGGTGGCAGGCAATCGGAGTCAAAGGCGGTCTTTAGTGCCGGCGCGACATACGAGTAAATCTATTTAAAGACTTTTACGGAGTTTTATTGTAATGGCAAATTCAATCAATTTATTCACCCGCAAGCTGATGAAAGGGGTCATGGAATCCTTTGAATCAAAAAGAACAGTATCAAAAACCGTCAACACTGCACTATTGTCCGGCGCTTTCGGCAAAGGCACAGGCGCAAATGTTGACTTCCCTCGTCCTACTGACTATGTAAGCTCACGCACCGCCAATGGTGATATCTCAGGTGGATCAGCATCAGACATCATCACAGGCAAGGCAACGGCAACCATCCAAGACTACATCACTGTAGAATTGGCGTTTTCAGAGGCAGACCAAGCCATCAACATGGGCGGTGATGCAGAGCGTGAGTTTTATGACTCCGCAGCTTCACGGCTCGTGACTGATATGGAAGTCGATTTCTGCGCATTTGCTGCAAAGTATTCGTCTCTGTCATCTGGTACACCTGGTCAGGCTGTGAATGCTTGGGGTGAAATCGCTAACGCCGGTGCTTTGATGCACAGTGTGGGTGTTCCTGATGGGCCTTTGTACTACGTTGGTAATCCTTTCATGCAGGTAGCTCTTGCTGAAATCCAGCGTTCCATCGGTGCTGTTGACCCTCTCGTGTCTCAAGCTTTCCGTGATGCGACAATCGCAAACAACTTTGCCGGTATGAAGGTTATGACTTCGACTGCATTGAACGCTGTGACTGTTGGCAACTTCACTGACCGGGCTGGCACCTTGAGCGCAACACCGACTGCGACCTACTTGTCTGTTAAAGACACAATGGTCCAGACGCTTGCGGTAACGGCTTTGGCGGCTAACACCGTTGTCAAAGCTGGTGAGATCATCACCGTTACGGGTCGCAATCGCTTGAACCTGTCAACTCGTCAAGCTGCCTTGAATGCTGCTGGCGCGGGTATCTTGTGGACCGGCGTAGTGACTGCTGATGTCACGCTGGACGGCTCCGGTGCGGGCAACCTTGTTGTTGCTGGTCCTGCTGTATTCGAGTCAGGCGGCGCGTACAACTCGGTAGCAAGTGCTTTAACAAGTGGTGACGTGGTAACACTGACTTACCCTGCAAACGCAACGACTCAGGGCAACTTGTTTTATCACAAGAATGCTTTTGGTATTGGTTCGGTTCCTATCGAGAAATTATTCTCAACTGACACTATCGGCACCAGCAAGGATGGTCTACAACTACGCTGCTCTAAAGGCGCATCAATCCGCGAAAACAAGCAGATCGTTCGATTTGACTTGCGCCCCGCGTATGCCAGCCTGAATCCGTACTTTGCGGGTAAGGGATTCGGTACTGCCTAAGTAAACGGGGGTCAGTAATGGCCCCTTGTTTTAACCTTTAATTTAATTAAGGAATAAATTTAATGGATAACATAATTACTGTTTGCAGAGGCGATGTTGAGATGGCCTGCAATGATAACCCTGATGGCTTGATTGAGTTGGCAAAATACGGCTGGTCTGTTGGCTCTCTTGAACAGCAAAAAGCCAAAGCTGATGCCATTGAGAAAGCCGAAAAAGAAGCGGCTGAGGCTCAGGCAAAAATAGATAACCCTGCGCCTGAAAAAGCCAAGGCAAAGTAAATGACGACCGCCACAGAGCTAGTAACCGCCGCATTAGGTAAGATCCTTGTGCGGTCGGCTGACTCGCCACTTGAAGCTGACGAGCTACAGGACGGCATTGCAGACCTAAACCGGATGATGGCTTCTTGGGATATCACCGTACTCTCGTACACCGTGGTAACAAGTGGTAGCGATGATTTAACGGTTCCTGCTTATGCAGAGGAAGCAATGGTCTTTGGTCTCGCCCTGCGGTCAGCAAGTGATTACGGCGTTGTATTAAGCGCCGCATTTGCAGAGAGCGCGAGAGAGTCAAAAGCCAATATGTTACGCAAGGCTGTGACTATCGGGCGCGCTAAATTCCCAAGCACGCTGCCTCGTGGTAGTGGCAACACAAATCATTTCCTCGATTATGAGTTTTATCCACCGTCAACGGGAGAGATTACGCCTTGATCATTGATGCGGCTATTTACGATGGATTTTACAAGACGAGGGCTTTACCTTTGTCGGCGCAGTCATGCACTAACTTTTATCCAACGCTAAACCGCAACAGTAACGGCGACGTTATCTCTCAATCGCTAATTGGGACGCCAGGCATCAGCCAGCTCGCAACATCGGGCACACTCAATCAGATATCAAGGGGCGCTTGGACGTTTCAAGGTAAGGCATACTTTGTAAATGGGAGCGCGCTTTATCGGCTCAACGAAGATTTAACCTTGTCGTCAAGCCTTGGCGCCATTGCAGGGACTAGCCGCGTATCAATAGCGGATAACGGGACGCAAATGCTGATTTTAGTTCCCGGTTCAACCGGCTACATCTTCACGACCGGCCCTGACAGCCTATCTAGCATCACTGATGATGATTTTGATGCCAACGGCAATCCGACATCTGTTCTATTCATGGATGGCTATTTTTCTCTCGGCACCGACACAAAGAAGTTTATTGTCTCGTCGCTGAACAACGGGCTTGCTTATAACGCGCTTGATTTCGGGTCGGCTGAGTACAACCCTGATGCTATCGTTGCGCTATTCAGGCATAAAAGTACGTTATTCGTATTTGGTACTGAGACAGCAGAGGCTTTCTCAAACATCGGCGGTGTCAGCTTCCCGTTCCAACGTCAAGAGGGCTTTGTTTTAGCCAAAGGACTTGCAGCGGCTAATTCCATAGTTCCAAGCCAAGAGACCTTTATGTTTATCGGCAATGGCCGTGATGAAGGCCCGGCAGTGTGGGCGCTGGCTGGCAATAGCACACAGAAGGTTAGCACTGAGGCTATTGACGCTCTGTTAGAGGATGAATTAGCGGCCGGCACACTAAGCGATAGCTTTGCATACGCATACTCTCAAGAGGGCGCGTATTTCGTCTGTTGGTCGCTGACTAACACGACGATCGTTTTAGACTCATCAACCATGAAGTGGCATGAGCGCAAGTCGGACATCACTATCGATGGATCGATCACTACAACGGCATGGCGCTGCAATTCAATGACTCAGGCGTATGGTTTAATCCTCGTCGGAGATTCAATAGACGGGCGTATCGGTCAGTGCAATCTTGATATATATTCGGAATATGGCGAAATTATTGAGCGTGAAATAGCAGGTAGGCCATTCACTAATCAAGGCTTGCCGTTTTCAGTCCCAATGCTTGAGGTGAAAATGGATGCCGGTGTTGGTAACGTCAACGCTGTTGACCCGAAAATGCGAATGGATAGATCAAAGAATGGAAAGACCTGGAGTGGTGAGCGCGTTCGGTCAGTTGGTAAGATCGGTAATTATGATCAGCGAGTAGTTTGGCGGCGCAATGGTCGAGTATTTCAAAATGAGACATTCAGATTTAAGTTTGCCGAAAAAGCTAGAGCAGTCATTGTCAAAATCATGGCGGATATTATCTGATGCCTAATATTGCCGCCCCATTGTTTACCACTGTCATCGTTAACCCTGATGGGACGATGACTGACCAGTTTAGAGCCTGGTGCCAGGCCATCACAAGGCTAGATATTATCATCGGCTCAGGAAGCCCTGAAGGTGTTATTTCAGCAGGTGTTGGTCGTCTATACCTTGACGAAGATGCAGCGGCAGGCAGTGTGTTATATATAAAGCGCGATTCTGATTTATTGCTGGACCCAAAAGACGGATGGAAGCTGGTTTGAAGGCTATACGAACTCTCGATTACGGGTTGGCTTCAAGGGTTTGCGAGGCGGTATTTGATGAAATCAGCGAGGATGGTGTTGATAGTTACTTGCCCGATGTTGTTAACGAGTTTTGGATAACGCTAATTGAAGGCGATGAATTGATTGGGTTATACCGATTGCATCAGGTCAGTGCTATTACCTACCAGATTCACGCAATGATTTTGCCAGAACACAGGAAGCAGTATGCAAAGCAAAGCGGCGAGATCATTCTAGTTTGGTGCTTGAAAAACCTCAAATTCACAAAGCTGATAGCTGAAATACCAAAGAAATACGAAAACGTCTATAAATTTACTAAGTCAATGGGATTTAGCGACGAAGGGGTCAACCGACTCAGCTTCCTTAAAGGCGGCGTAGAGTGGGACACGTACTGGCTAGGTCAGACAAAGCAGGAGATTGAATCATGGCTACAGCATTAGGCGCAATAGGCGTAAAGGCATTATTTGGCGGTGCAGCAGCAATAGGCGCGGCTGCTATCGGCGCACGAGCTAGCGGCAAAGCGGCAGATGCTCAAGGCCAGGGCCAGCAAGGAGCATTACAGGCGGCCAACGTAGCGGCGAATCAGGCCAGAGGTGATGTAAATCGACTGTTTGGCGAGTCTAATGTTTCCCGTGATCGTGGATTCACCCAAGCGCAGGACTTTCTAGGCGGTGCCATTGGCAACCAGATCCAGCCGTTCCAGCAAGGCAATATGATGGCGCAAGAGCAAGTAGCTAGAGGCTTGCCGCAGATTCAGAATGCCATTATGGGTAACCCTATTGATTTGAGCGGATTTAATGCTCGCCAGATTGGTCAACCATCTGACTTTAACATTGATTTGGCTCAATTTAGACCACAGCCCACACCTGCACCAGCAGTAGCGCCAGCAGCAGGATTTAACATTCAAGAGTTTAGAGACAGGTTCTCGCAAGGTAACGGGATTTTTAACGCCGGTATCAATGGCCGAGCAGGTCGAATGTACGGCAACAGAAGGAATGATTTGCGATGACACCTTTTCAGCTACCACAAACAATTGGCGGAAACTTTGGACAAGCCGAGGATAGATTGCCTTATCAAGCAATGCCTGTGCAAGCCGGTGTGACTGGATCCAATGGGTTTGGCACTGCTGATTTGGGAGGGGCTGATAATTCGGTTCTTAGCGCCTATAGAGCGGCGTCTGAGAATTTGGAAAGACGAACTCCTATGGAAAGACCATCGTCCGGAATAGGCAATGGTATGGTTATTCGCGGAAGGAGTCAACCCAATGTGACAGAGGCAGATAGATTGCCTTATCAAGCAATGCCTGTGCAAGCCGGTGTGACTGGATCCAATGGGTTTAACATGCGCGGGCCGGAAGGCACTAGATCGGATGGGCGAGTATTAGCGCAAAATAACATGCAGCCAAATCAGCCCTTAACGGGTGTTCGTGGTGCAGAGCAAGCTTTACAGCAAGGCGCTTTTGGCGCTGTTGGCGCGACTATGGAAGGTATGCAGCAAGCCCGGCAAGACCTTATCAGCGGGGGCCAAGGCGCAACTGATCAACTAGGCCGATCGCAAGGCATGATTAATGATGGCGTCAATCAGGGGGTCGGCTTTATAAACCAAGGTGATCGACGATCGCAAAACCTATTAAGCGGTGGGCTGAATTCAGCGCAAAACCAGCTATCTGGCGCGGCACGTAGCATTAACCAAGGTGTTGGGCAAAGCATTAGGCAGATAACCCAAGGCAGCAATCAATCACAGGGGATGCTTAACCGCACGAATAGCCAGTCACAAGGCATGTTAAATCAAGCCATTGGTGAGACAAATCGCGGTGCACAGCAAGGTGTCAGCTTCCTTAATGATCTTTTTCAGCAAGCCGTTGACCCTGTATCGGGATTTATTGACCCCGGCCAGCAGGCGCAGATTATCCAAGGCTCATTAACAGGAGTTTTTGGCCCTGAAGCGCAAAGAGAGGCTATTGCTAACTTTTCAAACGATCCTGCGGCAGCATTTGCGCTTGAAGAAGCCGAGCGAAGCACCACAAGAAACGCCGCGGCGATCGGTGGACTAGGCGGTGGTCGAGTCAGGCAGGAATTGCAGCGCCAGGCACAGGGAATACAGAATCAGCAGTTTAATACCCGCGTCGATCAGCTTGGTAGACAAGCAGCAACGGGTCTAAACGCAGCTAACACTGTAGCAGGGCTTCGCAGTCAACAAGGTCAGGTTGGCGCTGGAATCCTAAACCAAGCTGGTAGGGATAATTCGGCTACTCGTCAATTTGGCGCAGGGCTCAACGCAGAAATCGGTGGTCGAATTGCTGACATCAATCGTGACGCCTCGCGGGACAGATCGAGCCTGATACAGCAGGGGTCACAGAGCAATGCTGACTTGCAGCGTATCGGCGCTGGCTTAACGGCTGACGTATCAAGCGAGCAAGCAAGGGTTGCAACGCAATCAGCGGCAAATATCGCTGAAATCATTCAGTCTGGATCACTACAAGGCGCAAATATTGGGCAGATATCGGCTCAAGTGTTACAGCAAACCGGCCAAGACCTAGCGCAACTGTCGCAGTCTACCGGCCTGAATGTGGCCAACATCGTGCAAGACTTAGGCTCTAACAGTGCTCAGATACGCACACAGGCAGGCCGTGACCTAGCGGGAGCCATTGCTAGTGCGTCAAACAACCTGTCAAACCTGCAAAACCAGCAAGGCGCAGGGATATCAGACGTGGTTAGCCAGAACACTGCCAGAATAGCCGACCTACTACTCAGTCAAGGGCTGTCAGACTCAGCCACGCAGCAGCAGCAAGCCGTTCTACTGGCAAACATAGCTACGGGGCAAGGATCTGTAGCGTCTAACGTGGCGGCTAATATGGGGACGATTAACGCCGCCGGTGTATTGGGGCGCAGTGCAGCTATGACTACTGTGTTGACGCAATTGGGTGAGCAAGCAGGCAACAACGATTTTATTAATCAAATATTGACGCCAACACCGCCGCGTCAAGAGTTTAACGAATTTAATTCTCGCCAAAACTTTCGGGAGCGATAATCAATGGAATTGAACACAGGCGTTTTACAAGGCATCGCTAACCCAATGATTGCAGATGTGGGCGGCGCTTTTAAGCGAGGCCAAGAGCAGCGGCAGGGCAGGCAGTTTGACGAAACGGCAAAGGCTGTGATTTCCAACACGCCAGGCAGTAAGTTTGCCGACCTAATGAAGCTTGACCCCATGAGGGCTACGCAGTTTGCTGATGCGTTTGGAATTCCAAAAAACGAAACAGACCGATTGAAAAATGCGGTCGGAACCATTGGTCTTGCTAATAAGTTTTTAATGGGCGGTACAGACCCAAAAGATGTTGGCGGCTATTTGCTTGAACAAGCCCAATTACTGGGAGAACAAGGGTTTGCTACACAGCAACTAGAAAAATCTGGCAACGCGTTTTTATCTGGCGATCCGCAAATTATCGCGCAGGAACAAGACGCCTTTGCACAGTTGGCGGCTCAGTTTGAAACAGCAGGAGGCGAACGGGCTAAAACATCGGCAATTTCCGAGCGGCTACCGGGCGGTTTGATTGTGCAGACTGACAACCAAGGCAACATTATTGTGACTCGTGCCAATGGTCAAATAGTGCGTGGCGAAGAAGCACAACAAGCGATAACGGCGGCTGAAAAGTTAGGGTCGGATCAAAAGTTTACTGAAGTCTCGACTCAAGCAACCGCTAGACAGCGAGCAACACGCGTATCAGAAATCAAGAAAACCTACAGCGAACGTCGGCGCGATGCAGCAAGAGAGCAAATTGGTTTAAATCAAGCACTGAAGGTTGTTGAAACTGCCGATCAAGGCATTCAAGGCCAAGCCAAACTACAGCTATCCCGCATATTTACAGACATTGATGTTACCAACGAATCACAGCTTGATGCGGCGTTAACGGGTCTGTCACTTGATCAATTGCAGAAGTTTAAAGGACCGACAACAGACTTTGAATTTGGCGTTACACAATCAATATCCGGTAATCTGGGTGATAGCAAATCATCTAATAGAGCAAGAATAAACTCCTTGTCCCGCGCCAATTGGTTTAACCAGCGAGAATCACAGCAATTTAACAAGTTCGTTGCTGACAACAAAGACCCCGATGAATTTGCCTTTAACTTTGGCGAAAAAGTCAAAACCAAAAAGGGCGAATACACGCTAAGGCAGCTACAAGATACCGCAGTTGAAAACAACCTAACAATTGACGCTTTACTGACGAGGTTGAACAAATAATATGCCACAATTAATCAATCTTGACACGTTTGAAGTTGAGGACGATGGCGAAAACGAGGAAATGTCTACCATAATTGACCTTGATACTGGTGAGCTTTCTGAGATTAAGGCAAAAACCTTTGGCGCGCTTGATGTGGTAGAAGCGCCAGCAGCAGAGGATGCTACGCAAGACGTGTCCGGCTTTCGACCCGCGCCTGATGTTGACGCTAGTGCTGGCGCATTTGGCCGTAACGTAAAGCAAGGCATGATGAATATGGGCGGCGGCATTCTTCGTGCTGCTGGCGAGGCTGGATCACAATTAGGCATTGATGGATCGGACCAATTCTTAAAGGATTTGGAAGTCAGTCAAAGCATGGAGCAAAATAAAACCGATATAATATCGGCAGACGACCCAATAAAATCATTTGCGGGAGAGGTTCTTGGAGAAACTATTGGTTTTCCTGTTGGTGCTCCTGGTAAGGGAGCTATTATTAAGGGTGTTACCGGCGCGATTGGAAGCGGGGCGGCTGGTGGATTTTCGGCGGCTGGACGAAACGAGGATGCTTCTGGGATTGCCCTTGATGCGACGCTCGGCGCTGTATTGGACCCGGTTATACAGGCATTTGGTGGCATCCGAAAATATATCGCAGATCAAAGGGCCGCAGGGATAATGCAGGGCACGTCTGCCGAGGTTGAAGCCATTGAAACAGCGGCGACGAACCTTGAGCAAGCGATAGAGGCGCAGGCTAATACAGGCATACGGACACTACCAGCTCAAAAAACGCTTGATCCGTTCCAGCTTGAATCGCAGTCATTTATCGGTCAAAACCCAGAGGTGTCTACAAAAGCATATAACGTGCTGAAGAACCAAAACCGAGAAGCGGCAGACGCAGTAACGGGGCTGCTTGACGCTATTGCATCGCCAACGGCATCATCAACGGTGCCAAGCCAAGCAAGAAAAGCGGCAGGCAACATCGTGAGCACTGTAGAGCTAATGCGAGCGGAGGCTTCTAGCCCTATCTATAAACAGGCAATGCGCCGCCAGCGCCAAGGCAAGACCGGAAAAATCGACACCAGCGTTATAGAAACAAAAGCAGATAAAATGGCCGCTCAGTTTGACGATCAAGGGCAGGTATCAAAAAACATTAAAACGTTACTTGGCAAGGTATCAAGAGCCGACGGGGATTTGTCGAAATTGCACAATGCAAAGCTTGAAATTGATCAAATGATTGATGGTCGAGGCGATGACGCCATAGGAAATACTACCAAACGTTTTTTGGTTGATTTGCAAACTGACCTTGTTGATCAGATGGTTTCGCAAAGTCCGTCTTATCGAGCGGCTAGAGATTTGTTTAGACAGAACTCGCAGCTTGTTGACGAGGTTCGCGGCGGCGTTTTTGGTCGAATAGCGGAAATCCAAGACAAGGATCTAAAGCGGGTTTCAGGTGTAATATTTGATGCAACCGAATCAAACCCTACCGTAGTCCTAAACTCTATTCGCGCATTAAAAAACGTCGAAGGTGGCCGCGACATAGCGTCAGGGTTGCTCAGAACCGAAATAGAGAAGCGACTTGGCGGCATGAAGTCTGCGCTATCGGAAATCTCAGAAACAGGCGGTCGAAAACTAGAAAACGCGCCAGCCAATCTGCTGAACACGTTTTTTGGTAACGCAAAGCAAAAAAGAATGCTTATGAGCGCCCTTGAGGAATTAAATCCTGATGCGGCATCCAATGCCAGATGGTTGGAGCAATCGCTTTCCGCAGCTTCATCAGGCAGGCCTGGCGGCTCACAGACAGGAATTAGGGCGGTAATAACCGAGCAATTGCGCGGAGTAGGGCTTGGCATCAGGAACTTTTTCAGAAGCCCGATAGATTCAATTGTTGGAATAGGCGAAGAAGCCGCCTTTAGTCGCAAGGTCGCGGCTTTTGGTGACGCTCTATATAATCCTGATTGGACCCCAGACATGAAGCGCATTAAAAAGCTCAAGCCAAGTGAGGCGGCGAGCGAGTTTGAAAAGCTGCTAAACACAATATTAAAGGCTGATGACGCGCTTGGAGTTACAAGGCGAGCCACTACGACCGGCGCAAGAATAGAAGTAAATGACCTGACAGATAACGAGGAGCAGCAATAATGGCCGGTAGATTTATAGCCCCATCTGAGCAATATTTTGACAACTCAGGCAACATTCTTGCTGGAGGTAAATTGTTTTTCTATGACTCTGGTACTGTAGTCGCCAAAGACACCTTTTCTGACCCTGGTGGGACGATTCCTAATTCTAACCCTGTAATCCTTGACGGTGCAGGTAGAACGCCTGACATCTATTTGACGGGATCATACAAGCTGATTATAAAAGACTCAGCAGATGCGCAGATTGAAACACGCGATCCGGTATTGGCTGCAGATGATACCACAAAGGGTTTCGCCGTTTGGAACGCCGTAACTGTTTTTTCAGAATTAGACATTGTTCGCGCAGCAAACAACTTTCTTTACCGATCATTGGCTGATAGTAATCAAAACTTTGAACCATCTGCTTCTGCCGCTAAGTGGTCGCAAGTTCAATTGCTAGGCTCATATAATGCGAATGAGACATACGCAACGGGCAATACAGTCGTTGATTCAACGGGGAACATTTACAAGTCTAGGGTTGATAGCAATACCGGCAACACACCGGCATCAAGCCCTACGCAGTGGGCGACGTCGATACCTGCTATATTTGACACACTAACGGCTAACACCATTAACGAAACCACTTCCGGTTCTGGCGTCACTATTGATGGGGTTTTGGTCAAGGATGGGGGAGTTAACGGTTCATTAGGCGCAACTACCCCGTCTACTATTGCTGGCACGACACTAGACATCACCGGCGCATTCACAACAGGTACAGCAGCGTGGGCGATTGGCACTAACCAGCTAGTAAAAAACGCTGCTGGTAACTTTGGTATTGGCGTTACTCCTGCGGGGTGGCTTGCTTCGTACACTGCTCTTGACATCGCGGGAGGGGCGTCACTCTCGGCACACATAGGGACTAACGCTGATCTATCAGCCAATATCTATGTTGATGTTGGAGGTGATTGGACTGCTAAAACTACAGCAGCAGGTTCGCTTTACCGTCAAAACCTTGGGGTACATGCTTGGTATAATTCTGCAAGCGTAACAGCAGATACCACCGTAACCCTAGTCAATACCATGACCCTTGATGCCAGCGGGA